AGTGGTGCTGCAAATGTAGCCGTTGGTGTTACAGCAGGTGCTTATGTTCATGGAAATAATACTACACACATAGGTACTTATGCTGGTAGATTTGCAAGTGGTAGTAACAATGTTTCTGTTGGATACGAAGCTGGTAGAGGTGGAACAACATCTGCTCCGTATAGTACAGGTACATATAATGTTGCTGTTGGATACCAAGCTCTTAAAGCTTTCACAACTGCTAATTATTCTACAACAATAGGATATAGGGCAGGATATGCAGTTACATCAGGTAATTCAAACACTCTACTTGGTTATGCAGCAGGATATGGCATAACTACAGGATATTCAAATACTTACTTAGGTGTTGAAGCTGGAATTAGCAATAACGGTTTTGATAATGTAATAATAGGTAGACAAGCTGGTTACGATGCAACAAGTACAGATAAATTAGTTTTAATAGGTAATTCGGCAGGTGCTGATATAAATCATGCAAACGCAGACGGAACAATTGCAATTGGATGGGAAGCAGGAAGAGCGATTACTTCAGGAGCTGCAAATACTGCTATTGGATATGAATCAGGAAAGGCACTCACAACTGGTGGTTCAAATATTTCTTTAGGTTATCAAGCTCATCTTGCACTTGTAAGTGGTGATAACAATGTTGCTATAGGTGTAAATGCTGCTGATGCTATGGCAGTCGGAGAATCTGAAAATATAGCTATTGGAACATCAGCATTAGGTGGAATGGATGAAGGAACTGCTGGTGGAGATATAGACGGAAATATTGCTATAGGTCATGCTGCTTTAGTAGGTGGAGACTTAGCTGGTAATGATAGACAAGTACAAGACAATATTGCTATAGGAAGAAACGCTTTAAATAGTACATCAGATAATGCCCAAACTGGTACAATAGCAATAGGTGGAGACGCTCTTACTTCACTTACTTCAGGTGCTGGAAATACTGCTATCGGATACTTAGCAGGAAGTTCAACCACATCAGGATATAATAACACTTTCATTGGATTTGAGGCTGGAAATGATAACACCACAGGTTATGAGAACACATTCATAGGTCAAAAAGCTGGACACCACGGTGATGTTACAACTCAGCCATCTTATCAGAATACATATGTTGGTTCGTTTGCTGGTGAGAATGTAGATGATGGTTCTCGAAACGTAGCAATCGGTAGAGGAGCTATGAGAGCTGCAGACGCAGATGGTAACTATGCAATACAAAACACCGCCGTAGGTTATCATGCCTTGACTTCTGTTACGGATGGAACACACAATGTTTGTATCGGTTCTAACGCAGGTGATACGATAGGTAATGGTACTTACAATGTAATGCTTGGTAGTAATACCGATGTATCAGCTCAAAATGCACAGTATCAGTTCGTATTAGGATATGATATTGTTGCAACTGCACAAAATCAGTTCACATTCGGTAAAGCATCAAACATAGTTCAGAACGAGTTTGATACCGATGCGGCTTGGACAAGAACATCAGATGTTCGTAAGAAAAGAAATATTAAAAACGATATACTTGGTTTAGATTTTATCAATAAACTTAAACCTGTCACATTCCAATGGAAACCATCAAATGAATTTCCAAAGGAATGGAATGAGTATTCCGAAGAAAACAATATGGATTTAGATACAACTATGCATGGTATGATTGCTCAAGATGTTAAACAAGCGTTGGATGATGTAGGGGTTGATACTTTCGGTGGTTGGAAAGAAAGAGAAGACGGAAGTCAGGTAATATCAAGAGAGATGTTCGTAACACCATTGATAAAAGCAGTTCAAGAACTAACAGAAATCGTAAAATCTCAACAAAAAGAGATAGAAGAGTTAAAAAACAAATAAAAAATCGTATTTCGGATATTTATTCGATATATATTACTATTAATAAACAAAACTAAGGAGTTATTAAAATGGCTGATGAAATTAAATTTACTGATGAAGAGCTGAAGTCTCTTCAAGAGTTAAGTCAAAGTTATCAAAACATTCAAGCGTCTTTCGGACAACTAAAGGTTCAGAAGATTCTTAATCAACAACAAGCTGATGCTTTAGAAGAAGCTGAAGTAAAGATGGATTCTGATTATAAAGATATTCAAGATAATGAACGAAAGTTGGTTGAAGAGTTGAATGAAAAGTACGGTCCTGGTCAACTAGACCCACAGACTGGAGTATTCACACCGGCGCCACCACAAGAAGAAGCTGCTGAAGAAGTAGAACAATCTTAAATAAATCCTTAATCGGTTGTATTTTGAGAATTTTCTTTATATTTATATATAAGAATTTTCATATTATTTTTTTAAACCTTTAAAGGAGAAAACACATGGCAGAGAGAATAGTCAGTCCAGGTGTATTCACTCGTGAGAGAGACTTATCTTTTTTACCTCAAGGAGTATCTGAAATAGGTGCAGCTATTGTAGGACCAACAGAAATGGGTCCTGCTTTTGTACCTACAATTGTAAGAAATTTTGAGGAATTTGAAAAGATTTTTGGTTCTTATAGTAGTGATTACTATACACCTTTTACAGTTAAGAACTATTTAGATAGCGCAGGAACTGTAACAATAGTAAAAGTTGGATATCTTGGTGGATATAAAGTATCAGGATTTAATTTAGTCGCAAGTGGTTCAAGTGGTCACGCAAATGATAAATTTGTCGTTGCACAATTTTTACCAGCAAAAGCAAACAATAGTGGTGAGGGACTAATAAGTGGTTCGTTTGCCGCTGAATCAACACCAACAATAGCATCTTTCAATTTATCACTTAATGGAGCTAATGCTACAGCTAGTCTTAGTGATTTAACTTTATCTGAAAAGGGTTCACCTGGCGGTAATCTTTCTGCTGCTTCGTCAGATTTCTTACTAAAGAAAGTACCTACTTCAGAAAAAGCTCAAAAGATAGGTAGTACAGATGCACCAGCGTATATGTATAAGTTCTTTAGAACAAGTATAAGTGCGTCATTGGCTAGTGGTATATTACAAACTACTGATGGGTTATCAATAGAAACCATAGCAGATAATGGTGTCGATTTTGCATCAGGTACAGAAAGTGTTGATACCTCAGATGGCAACTACATCTCAACTATCACAGGTAACTCAGATGCGGCTTCCGCTAGAACACCTTTTATCCTAGCTCAAGATTCAACTGAACTTTTCAGAATCTATATGAGGGGTTCTGGAACAGCCACCAATCATTACTACGCAGTGATTAGGGACATTAAAAGACCACAGAACTCTAATTCAAGTCCAGATTTTGCTGAATTTGGATTAGCAGTTTATAGTTTAGATGGTAATCTTGTGGAGTCTTACAGTAATCTAAATATGGATCCTGATTCATCTAATTACATAGTTAAAGTAATCGGTGATGAATTTCAGACTGTAAATAATGATGGTGAGATTACTTCTTATGGAGATTTCCCTAATCTTTCACAACTTATCAGAATAGGTGACCATAAAGAGGATACTTTCAGACAGAATCCTGCGTTACAACCTATGGGATATGCTGCAGTTTTAGATCCAATTACATCTACTGCGAGTGTACCAAGTGCTTCTTTTAATCGTAGTCAGACGTTTCCTCGTGTTTCTACTGAGTACAAAGAAAACCTACCATATGGATTCAAAATAGATCCTCGTTTCGGTGAAGATGAGTTAGCTACTAATAAAGAGTATCTTGCTCCTATTCCAAAGAGCGAAACATCTGGATTAAACGCAAACTTTCTTTTGACTAATATGAAAGGGTTCGGAGAAGCAGGTAGTTCAGAGGTTAATAAGTATACTAACTTTGCTATTGGAACAGTGAATCTATCGATATCCTCTTCAGTACAACAGTTAAAGTACTCAGTACCATTTCAGCATGGATTTGATGGTATTAATCCAGCAGCTCCAAAGCATACTGGTACATCAATTAGTTCTGCTAACACAAGTGGGTTTGATATTAGTACAGCTGCTTCAAGTGGTTCAGTTGCTTACAAAAGAGCTATAAACGCTGTTAGTAATCCTGATGAGTATGATATCAATATGTTGGTAACACCAGGTATTATTCATAAACACCACTCTATTGTTAGTAATCATGCGATTGATAAGGTAGAAGCTAGAGCTGATGCTTTTTATGTGATGGATGGTTCAGATATTGATGATAATGTTGCTACTGCAGTTTCTAATATTGAGAACTTAGATACTAATTATGTAGCTACTTACTACCCTTGGGTGAAGATGGACGATCCTTCTAAGAGTTCAGGAACAATTTTTGTACCACCATCAGTAGTAATACCAGGCGTGATTGCTTTCACAGATAGTGTATCACATGAGTGGTTTGCTCCTGCTGGATTAAATAGAGGTGGACTAACAAATGTTCGTATGACTAAGAAGAAACTTACTCATACAGATAGAGATGAACTTTATGAAGGTAGAGTTAATCCTATTGCTTCTTTTCCAGGTCAAGGTGTGGTTGTTTTTGGACAAAAGACATTACAAGCAACACCATCTGCTCTTGATAGAATCAATGTAAGAAGACTACTTATCAGATTAAAGAAGTTTATTGCTTCTTCAAGCAGATTCTTAGTATTCGAACAGAATGATTCTTCAACAAGAAGCAGATTCTTAAATATAGTTAATCCGTTCTTAGAATCAGTTCAATCCAATAGTGGATTGAGTGCATTCAAAGTTGTGATGGATGATTCCAACAATACTCCTGATGTCATAGACAGAAATCAGTTGGTTGGACAGATATTCATACAACCTACAAGAACCGCAGAGTTCATCGTATTGGACTTCTCAGTTCTACCAACGGGTGCTGCATTTCCTGAGTAAAAAGGGGGTGTAAAACAGTAAGAAAGGGGAGCATTATGTTCCCCTTTTTTATTATCTAAAAAACTATAAAAAAACTATGAAATAATAAGGTAATATTCTGTATCGATTTTTCAGTTTGTTTATATTTATATATGAAAGAATTAAACACTTATTAGGAGAACTGAAATGGCAGATATAATCGATCCTTCAGAAATTATGTTTACACCTTTTGAACCGAAAGTTAAAAATCGGTTTATTATGTATATCGAAGGAATCCCTGCATACCTTATTAGAGCTGCTGCTCGACCAACCATCACATTCGAAGAGATTGTTCTTGACCATATTAATACTAAGAGATATGTCAAAGGTAAAGGTGCTTGGGAACCATTAGAAATTACTCTTTACGATCCTATTGTACCATCAGGTGCACAGGCAGTAATGGAATGGGTTAGATTACACAAAGAATCTGTTACCGGTAGAGATGGGTATTCAGACTTCTATAAGAAAGATGTTACTTTCAATGTATTAGGTCCCGTAGGTGATAAAGTTGAAGAATGGACACTAAAAGGTGCTATGATTCAATCTGCTAATTTCGGTGATATGAATTTTGAAGCTAATGAACCTAATGACATTACATTAACACTAAGATACGATTACGCTATCTTACAATTCTAAGAGGATAATATGAGTTTTTTAAGAGAAATGCTTTCTAGTGATGCTAAAATCTCTAGTAAAAGATTTGTCGGTTTTATGGCATTCTTTATGTTGATTTGTAGTTGGGGTGCTGATACCTTTTCTGCATTCGAAGTTAAGGATAAGATATTAGAATGCTTTATGTACATTTCAGTCGTTGGATTGGGTGTTACAGCTGCCGAAAAATTCGGTAAAAAATAGTTATAGTTCTAAACTAAATCATAGGAGTCAAATATGGCTGAAGTCAAATTCCCTACGGAAGTAGTGGATTTGCCGTCTAAGGGTTTACTATATCCAAAAGATAGTTCCTTATCTTCTGGTCAGATAGAAATCAAGTATATGACGGCTAAAGAAGAGGATATCCTAACATCTGCTAATCTAATTAAAAAAGGTTTGGTTGTTCAGAAGTTATTGGAGTCTTTAATAGTGGATAAATCAATTAAGGTAGATGAATTACTGATTGGTGATAAAAATGCTGTTCTTATAGCGGCTCGTATCCTTGCATATGGTAAGGAGTATGAGTTGGAATACTTAGGACAGAAGTTGGTGGTGGATTTAACTCAATTAAAGGATAAGTACTTAGATGAGAGTATAGTATCCGAAGGTGCTAACGAATTTGAGTTTGAACTACCTGCGACAAAAAGAAAGCTAACCTTTAAACTACTAACATCAGGTGATGAGAAGGCTATAGACGAAGAGGTAAAAGGTTATGAGAAGATTGGTGACGGAATCGGTTACGAAGGAACCACTAGACTAAAACATCAGATTATTTCGGTAGATGGTGATACAAAAAGAAACAGCGTAAATAGTTTCGTAGATAATGAGTTTTTATCTAGGGATTCCATCGCTTTCAGAGCTCATGTAGCTGAGATTATGCCTGATGTGGATATGACATCAACATATACGAATGATGATGGAGAAGAAAAGGAGTTCACGGTCCCTATGACCGTTACATTTCTTTGGCCTAACGCCGGAATATAAAAGTCAATTACACGAACAAATATTTCAAATAAGTTTCAACTCACAAGGTATGTTATCTTTCACAGAGGTATATAACATGCCTATATATCTTCGTACATTCTACTTTAAGAGGTTACAGAAACATTACAATGATGAAGCAGCTGAGATTAAGAAGTCTCAACAGAAGAATAAATCATCATTCCCATCGTACAAAAAATGATTATTCTGATATTTATTATTGAATAATTCCACACAAAAATAATCTAATGGAGAACAACAATGGCCAAGAGAGAAGGTTTAATATATAAATTCTTTGAAAAATGGAGAGATAGAAAACTCAACAAACTTGCTAAATCGATGTTAAGGAGTAATCCAGAATTAGAAAAGGCTCTTAAAGACTTGGGAAATGAGTTTGATAAAGTAGCAAAAGAGCTTGAAAAACGTAAGAAGTAAAAATGGCTAAAAGAAACGACTTAATGGAGAGAGCAGAACTTCTCGAAAAAATTGAGAAGTTAGAGAAAAAACTACTTGAAAATGGAAAGCTTTCAACTACACAGCAAAAACAGCTAAATAAAGCTTATCAAGAGAGTTTTAAACAAAGGTCAGCCTCAGCGGACTTAGAAAAAAAGATAAACGATTTTAACAAATCATCTTTGGGTAAAGCTGGTAAACTATTAGGTATAGATAAGCAGATAGAGAATCTTTCTCGACAGAGAGAAAATGCGACTAAAAAAGAAATAAAAAATATGGATAACCTCTTCGGTATTATGTCAGGATTTGCTGATGGCTCAAAAACTACAGCTG